CTGCCGACCTCCGCGGTCGCCTCGTGACCGTCCCCGCCATCTGGCGCGCCGGAGCAATCTGCACCGCCGCCGTCATCCTCACCTCACTCGCGTTCGCCGCATCCCCCGCCCAGGCCACCGAGACCGCCGAGGTCTACTGGCAGCTCCCCGCCGGCGCCGCTCCGGTGAACGCGCCCGCAGCGCCCGAGGCCGGCATCCGCTACGAGCTCGGCGTCGGCAACGACGGCTGGCCGCAGGCGCTCGGCTCCCGCGATGCGCTCGCCTGCGGCTTCTGGTACCAGGTCGACCGCTACGCGATCGCCGACATCCCCGGACTTATCGCCGACGGAATGCTCATGGCCGGTGAGGACAACGGCAAGGCGATCTCATGGGTCATGGTCTACGCCGGCGACTGCCCGCCCGTCGATGTGCCCGCGCCGCTCCCGCCAGTAGTCGACCAGCCGTCGACCGAGACGCCTTCGGCCACTTCCGAGACCGCCGCTGCGCCCGAACCGACTGACCGCGAGCTCGCGCACACCGGCTCGAGCAACTCGCCGCTCTGGCTGCTCGCGGCCTTCGGCGGACTCACGACCGCCGGTGCCACGCTTCTCGCCTTCACTCGCCGCCGGGCCACCAACCGATGAACTACGTCATCCGCCGACCGGACCTCACCGACTACGTGGTGACCGCTGCATTCGCTGTCGCGACCATCATCGCCGCGGCGAACCTGCCCGCCGTGCTCGCCGCCATGATCCTCGTCAACTCGATCTTCATCCTCGCCGGCCGCATCAACCAGCTACGCGCACGCAGCCGAGCCTTCCGCGCGATCGGCGCCATCGAACACCTACCCATCGGAGTCACCGCCGTGGCCCTCGTCATCCCCACCCGTGAGCCCGCGCTGTGAGCGCCGCCCGCCACCTGAACCCCACGGCGCCGGCCGTGGACGGCATCGGAGGCGTGCTCTCGGTCACGCCCGAGATGCCACCGCGCGCGGAGGTCGTCCCCCCGACCTCCGCGCCACTCTTCCTCCCGCCCGCATGCTCCGGCTGCGGGCTCTCAATCGCCAACGACTCGCCCACCGGACCGCGCGTCTGCCGAACCCCTTGGTGCGACTTCTTCACCGGTACCCCACCCGAGAGCAGCGACCGGTGAGCGCCGATCAGATCTTCGCTGGCGTCGCGGTCGTCATGGTGATCGCGGTCCTGATCCTCGCCGCCCTGGCGATCCTCGCGGCGATCGACATCCACCGCGTCAAGCGCCCCCGCTACCGCCGCACCTCCCCGCTCGCTCCCGCTGAACCGACAGAACGGTGACCACCATGGTGCGCCCCGCAATCGTCCCCTTCCGCTGGACAGGCCACGGCCTCGACCTGCACGCCTACCTCGACCCCTCCGGGCCCCTGTTCTACGCCGAGGACGTGTGCCGTGCGCTGCGCATCGACGTCCCGTACACGTACAACCACCGCACCGGGCGCCTCGACTACGAGTGGCCCGCCGGCGTCGCCGTCTTCGAGGACGTCCTCAAGGACGGCGTGCACGTCCCGCTTTACCGCGTCGAGATCGTCGCCCGTCTCGGCGAACTGAACAGCGAGTTCCTCACCTGGTTCGAGACCGTCGCCGCATCCCTCACCGGCGACGACCTCGCCCGCGCGATCGACACCACCACCGGTGTCGAGCTCAGCCCGCACCAGGTCGTCAGCTACACCGCCTCCCGCGCCGCCGCGATCCTCACCAAAGACCCGAGCCTCACCTTCCGCCGCGACGAGCTCTTCACCGCCATGCACCTGCGCCTCGAGTGGATCCACCGCATGAACAACATCTGGATCCCGACGAGCAACGCCCTCCGCGCCGGCTACCTCGTCCGCCAGCCCGTCTACATCGCCGGTATCAAGAGCACCTACCCGCAGATCCGCATCACCCACGACGGGCTCCACCGCCTGCACGCGCTGCTCGGCGGCACCGCACCCCTCGACACCACCCCCGACAGCCCCCTCACCCTCGTGGAGCCCTCATGATCCGCACCCTCGTCCGCGCCATCCTCGCCACAGCCGTCATCCTGCTGGCACTCGTCGCCGTCGCAGCCATCGAAGGCGGACACGAGTCCGCCCCGATGCTGCTCGCCGCCGCGCTCATCGTCATCTGGCCGGTGACCGTCGCACTGATGCGTCGACGCACGCTCTCGCGCTGATGCCACCGCGGCCGAGCGACAGCCCGATCATCTCCCTCGAGCGCCAGCTCGAGCTGGCGCTCGGCGCCACACCTCGCGAAACAACCCCCGCCACTCTTCGCCCCCATGAACCCGAAGGTCACGACATGCTCATCGAACCGCTCTCCTCGAGCAGCGCCCTCGCGCCCAAGCCCCGGCCCTCGAAACCACTCACCGTCGAACCGGTCGTCGAAGTAGACGAACAGGGCGACACCGTCTCGGCCGACGCTCCGCAGCCCGCCACCGCCCCAGACGTCACGCCGGCGGACGAGCACGACGCGATGACCGACAAGCAGAAGCGAACACACTACTCCGGCGGATGCCGCGAACAGCCCTGCCGAGACGCGATCGCCAAAGCAGCACGCGACCGCAAAGCACAGCGAACAGCAGAGGCAACCGCGGCCGCGACCGCAGAGGACACTCCCTCCACGCCCGACGACCTCCCGTCCGCCGTCAACCAGGACGAGCCCTACACCCACCACGCCGACACCGAGCAGCAGCTGCACACCGAGATCGCAGAGCTCAAGCGCCTCGCCGTAGACCGCGCCAACACCATCGTCCGCCTACAGACCGAAGTAGTCGAACACATGGCGCGGGTGCGCGAGCTGACCGATCAGGCGTCAGCGGCGCCCACAGCAGAGCCCGTCACCTTCTGCGCTCCCGGCGTCACCGTCACCGTCACGATCGAGAGCCGCTAGAACCATGCCTGTCGCAACACCCGAGGAACACCGCGGCTTCGCGCAGATGCCCGTCTGGCTGCAGCGCAGCACAACGGTCAGCGGCCCCGCCAAGCTCACGTACCTCGCCCTGTCGTCCCGCGCCGACGAGAACGGGGAGTGCTACCCCTCCCACGAGCTGATCGCAACAGAGGCGTCCTGCAGCGTCGCCACAGTGAAGCGTGTGCTCGAGGATCTCAAGGCCCTCGGGGTCGTGTCTTGGACGAAACGTCCCCGCAAGGACGGCACCGGCCAGAGCAGCAACCTCTACAAGATCAGCATCAGCAAGGCTGTGGATAACTCCTCGAATGCGGTAGCTCACAGTGAGCTACCCGGCCTCGAAACACCCGCTCGGGTAGCTCAGGGTGAGCTGGGGGGTAGCTCACACAGAGCTACGAAGAAGAACCATTTAACTAAAGACTTAAGCGCGTCATCAGTCCTTCTCGGAACTCACGTAACTGAGGCTGTGGATAACTCCAGCGACGATGACCGAAATTCTTCTCGCCCCACCCCGGCGAAGATCCGTCACCACAAGGCCGGCATCGACTGGGCCGTCGTCCTGGTCCGTGCCCCCGCCTTCACCTACTTCGCCCCCGACGACCTGCACACCATCGGCGCCGAAATCCTCCGCAGGGCGAAGACCACCGTCGTCGACGAGACCGCGTACGTCGGCTATGCCCTCGAGCAGAACCCCTTCGAGTGGCAGAAGGCAGCGCACGACCTCGACGCCTCCCGCGCCAGCCAGGGAGGGAACCCGTTTTGAACGACATCGGACCCGCCTCCATCACCGCCGCCGAGTACCACGCCCTGCAGTCCAGCCAGATGAGCGAAGAGCAGCTGCAGCGCATCGTCACCGTCACCGCGAACCGACTCGGCTGGTTGGTCTACCACACCCACGACTCCCGCCGATCGCAGGCCGGCTACCCCGACCTGCACCTGGTCCACGCCGGCCACGGCCTCTCGCTGTTCCGCGAGCTCAAGTCGATGAAGGGCAAGACCAGCAAGGCGCAGGACGAATGGATCGCCGCCCTCAACGAGACCGGCCAGTCCGCCACCGTCTGGCGCCCCATCGACTGGTTCGACGGCACCATCAGCGCCGAGCTCGACCGCGGCCCCCACCTCCGGTCCGCCCGATGAGCGCCCGCGACATCTGCGGGAAGATCACCGCCAACGGCACCCCGTGCCCCTCGCGCCCCCGTCACGTCGGCTCCTGCTTCCGCACCCCCACCGTCGTCGAGGTGATCGACCTCGAGGCGGAGAACCTGCGCCCCGCCCGCCGCGAGGAACAGATCCGGATCCGCTTCGGCATGTCCACCGCCCGCTACCAGGGGATCCTCGCCAGCTTCCTCGACACCGACACCGCGCTGCAGCACAACCCGATCCTCGTCAACCGCCTCCGCGCACGCCGCGACGGGCGAGTACTCGACCGCGCCGCTCGCGCCCACCTCACCGCCCCCAGGAAGGACCAGCCGTGACCGCCCGCGAGATCTGCCCGCCTACCCATAAGCACGCCGTCAGCTCCAACTGCTACAACCGTCACCGCTGCGGCTGCGCCCCGTGCCTCGAGGCGATCACCTCCGCCGCCCTCGTCCGCCGCAAGCAGCAGGCTTTCGGCCGGTACGTCGATCCCTTCGTGCCCGCCGACAAGGTGCGCGCCCGCCTTCTCGAGCTGCGCACCGCCGGCGTCGGCCTCCCCCAGGTCGCCCGCAACACGGGAGTCAGTCTCTCCGTCATCCGCGGCGTGATGGTGCCCCGCTCCGTCGGCCGGAACCGGCCCGTCAAGACACAGCCTGCGCAGCGGATCCTCGCTACCAACGCCGAGCGGATCCTCGCCTTCGAACCGAGGATGGAACTGCTCAGCTCCGGCACCAACGTCCCCGCCTTCCCCACGGTGCGCCGCCTGCAGGCGCTCGTCACCAACGGTTGGTCGATCACCCGCCTCGCCGGCCGCCTCGGCGTAACCCAGCAGAACTTCTCGTTCTTCCTGGCCGCCGACAAGGTCACTGTCCGCACGCACCTGAGGATCGAAGCCCTCTACGAGGAACTCTGGAACGTGCAGCCAGTCAGCAGCACACCGAACGACCGGATCTCCGTCACCGTCGCGAAGAAGCACGCGGCCGCCCGCCGCTGGCTCCCGCCCATGGCATGGGACGACATCGACACCGACATCGAACCGCCGCTCGCCGACGTCGACCCGGACTACACCGACGACGTGCTCATTGGCATCGCCATGACCGGGGAGGCCGTGCGCCTCACCCGGGCCGAACGTCTCATCGCCCTCACCCGACTGCACGCACGCCACCTCACCGACGGGGTGATCGCTGAGCTGCTCCACGTCGACGCCCGCACGGTGCTACGCGATCGCCAGGAGCTCGGCCTGCCCGCCGCCGTCGGCCCCGACAAGCAACCGCTCCTCGCGGCATAGACCCTCCACCCCAACCGAAAGGCACACCATGACCTCCGCCACCGTGATCCCCGAGATCGGAACCAGCCAGCGCGTCCCGCTCGCCTCGTTCATCGTCGACACCAACATCCGCAAGGACAACACCCTCGCGAAGGAGTTCGTCGCCTCCGTCAAGCAGCACGGCGTCATCGTCCCCGTCGACGCCTACTTCAACGCCGAAGACAGCACCTGGCACCTGCAGGACGGCCAGCTCCGCTTCCTCGCATCCATGGACGCCGGCCACACCGACATCCCCGTCCTCGTCTCCGACCCCGAGATGGCCGACACCGTCCGCATCCAGCGCCAGCTCATCCTCAACGAACGCCGCAACGAGCTCACCGAGGCCGACCGCGTCGGCGCCTACCAGACCCTCTTCGATATGGGCGTCTCCGCCGACCAGATCGCGCGCAAGACCAACACCCCCGCCAAGCGCGTGCAGACCGCACTCACCGTTTCCGCCAGCCCCGTCGCGCTGAAGGCACTCACCGCCGCCCCAATCACGCTCGACCAGGCCGCCGCGATCGCCGAGTTCGGCGACACCCCCGAGCAGGCCGAGACCCTCACCACCCTCGCGATCGAGCGCCCCGGCAACTTCGTCCACCGCCTCGAGCAGCTGCGCGTCGAGCGCGATTACCTCGCCACCTCCGAAGCGCTCGCCGCCGAGCTCATCGCTGCCGGCTACACCCAGATCCCGCGCGTCGACACCACCTACCAGGGGCCGGCTCTCGCGATCGACTACCTCTACACCGACGAGAAACTCACCGTCCCCCTCGCCGCGGAACGCACCGACCGACTCCCCGCCGACACCACAGGCCTCGCCTTCTTTCTCCAGAACTACGGCGGCGAAGCACGCCCGACCTTCGTCATCCAAGACTGGGACGCCAACGGCTACTACACGGAGGCATACCGGAACACCGGGCGCAAGTCGGCCGACGCCGGCGGCGGACTCACCGATGAAGAGAAAGCCGCCCGCAAGGTCGTCCGCGAGAACAACAAGCTGTGGGCCCCCGCCAGCACCGTCCGCCGCGCCTGGGTGACCGAGTTCCTGCAGCGCAAGGAACTCCCCGCCGACGCCCTCATCTACGCCGCCCACTACTTCGGCCCCCTGCCCACCTCGATGCCCGGCCAGTCCACCATCCTCACCAGCTGGCTCTCGATCGAAAGCCGCAACGCAGGCATCCCCGCCTACCTCAAGAGCAACCCGAAGCAGGCACTCAACGTCCTCCTCGCCGGGGCGCTCGCCGCGGCCGAGGGCGAGTACGACTTCGCGAAGGACGGATGGCGTCGCGCCGTCGCGAAGCCGTACCTGGCGCAGCTGCAGTCGTGGGGCTACACGCTCTCCGACATCGAGCTCGCCGTCGTGGCAGGCACCGCGGACAAGGGCGTCTGACCCATGAACCTCCTCGAGCGCATCACCTGGATCACGGAGAAGATCGCAGGCGCCAGCATCACCATGGGCGACGAGTACGACCTGCAGGCCGGCATCCAGGCTGCGCTCGAGGGGCACGGCGTCGAGGTCCGCCGCGAGGTGCGCCTCGCCGACGGGATCTCCCGCATCGACCTGGTCGTCATCGACCCGCTCATGCTCGCCACCACGGTGGGCATCGAGGTGAAGGTCGACGGATCCGCGGCCGACGTCGTCCGCCAGCTCACCCGGTACTCGAAGGAGCCCACCCTCGACGGCCTCGTGCTCGTCACCACCCGCTCCAAGCACCACCACATCCCCACCGAGCTGAACGCCAAGCCCGTCCGCCTCGTCTCGCTCATCGGCGCCGGCCTGTGACCCGCACCTACGGCACCTACCGATACCAGGCACAGAGCAACCCGCCCGAGACCGGCACCGCCGAGGCGCTCGACATCCCCGTCGAGGTCGACCCGAAGAAGCGCGTGCGCAAGGACCCCGGCATCTGGGTCCTCGACCTCGAGCCGGCCGTCCGCATGCGCGCGCGCCGCACCTTCGGCAAGGTCGCACTCACCCGCACCAGCGAGGTCACCATCATCAACACGGTGGAGGTGTGCCGCGACCTCGAGTGGTTCATGAAGCGCTGGCCGCTGAAGGCCGCCGACGCCGGATCCCGGGTGATGCTGAAGGCCGGCGCGTCCGAGCACGCCGCCATGGAGAAGACCGTCGGCGCGATCATCACCGGCAAGCACGTCCGCCTCGACCTGCCGACGAAGCCGCTGAAGGAACCGCGCGACTACCAGCTGTCCGCCGTCGACCTGCTCCGCGCCCGCGGCGCCCTGCTGCTCACCGACGAGGTCGGCCTCGGCAAGACCTTCACCGGCCTGCTCAACCTCGTGCACGCCGACGCCCTCCCGGCCGTCGTCATCCCGCCCACCCACCTGCCGAAGCGCTGGCTCACCGAGCTCACTGACGCCTTCCCCTGGCTGACCGTCGAGATCGCGAAGAAGACCACCCCCTCAGCAGCCGTCGCCGCCGGCCAGCTCGCCGACGTCACGATCGTTCCCTACTCGAAGATCGACGGTTGGGCTTCCTACCTCGCAGGCGGCATCGCCACCGTCGTCTTCGACGAAGTCCAGGAACTCCGCAACGGCACCGCCACAGTGAAGGGCAACGCCGCGGCCCTGCTCACCGAGTCCGCCACCTACGTCCTCGGCCTCACCGCCACCCCCGTCTACAACTACGGCGGCGAGATCTGGTCCATCTACGACATCCTCGCCCCCGGCGCCCTCGGCTCCAAGGAAGAGTTCACCCGCGAGTGGGGCGGCGGCACCTCCGGACGCAACGGCCTGATGATCAAGGACCCCGGCGCCCTCGGCAGCTACCTCCGTGAGCAGGGTCTCATGCTCGGCCGCACCCGCAAGGAGGTCGGCCGCGAACTCCCGAAGACGATCAAGGTGCCGATGCTCATCGACTCCGACACCGCCGCCCTCACCGCCGTCGCCGGAAACGCCGCCGCCCTCGCCCGCCTCATCCTCGACGACACCGCCACCCCGCAGGAGAAGTTCCAGGCATCTGGCGAAATCAACTGGATGCTCCGCCACGCCACCGGCGTCGACAAGGCCCCCTACGTCGCCGAGTTCGTCCGCCTCCTCCTCGAGAGCGAAGAGAAGATCGTCCTCTTCGGCTGGCACCGCGACGTCTACGACATCTGGATGGAAGCACTCGCCGAGTTCAACCCGATCCTGTACACGGGCAGCGAGTCGCCGAAGCAGAAGAGCGACGCCGAGGACACCTTCACCCAGCCGTACAACGCCGAGGACCCGAACGCTTGCCGGATCCTCATCATGTCGCTGCGCTCCGGCGCCGGCGTCGACGGCCTGCAGAAGGTCGCCCGCGTCGCCGTGTTCGGCGAGCTCGACTGGTCGCCGGCCACACACGAGCAGGCCATCGGCCGCCTCCGCCGCGACGGCATGGGCGAAGACCCGCCCGTCGCCTACTTCCTCAACTCCACCGAGGGCTCCGACCCGATCGTCATGGACGTCCTCCAGGTGAAGCGCCAGCAGTCCGAACCCCTGATCAGCACCGACGGGAAGCTGCTCGGCAACGCCACCAACGAACCCAACCGCGCACGACGCCTTGCCGAGAACCTCCTCGGCATCACCCCCACAGAAACGGAAGCCGCCTGATGCTCACACCCAACCTCCTCCCCGACGGGCAGATGTTCATGGCATCCGACCGGATGATCCTCGCCGAGAAGATCGAGACGATGGCAACGAAGGGTTTCAAGATCGGCGACGCCCGCCCCGAGTACGCGATCCACGCGACCGTCACCGGTCGCCTGAACAACTCCGAGGAACCCGCCGACGTCACCTTCGCCGTCTCCCCACAGGACGCCATGGCCCTGGTCGACATGATCATGACCAGCGTCGAAGCGATCACCCTCGCGAAGGCCGGAGACGACCAGTGACCCACACCATCCAGCACGGCCTCCGCGACCTCGCCGTCGAGAAGGAAGCCGGCCGCCAGTTCGAGCTCGACGCCGACCAGCCCTGGGGCACCGCCACCGACACTGAGACCGAGTACTACCGCCGCGCTGCCACCGTCGCGATCGCCTCCATCGCACCGATGTTCGAAGAGGCGATCGCCGACACCGACCAGCGCCGCATCAGCGCCGAGCTCGACTACGACCTGCTCCTCGCTGTCTTCCCGCAGAAGACACCGCCCCTGACCGCGGACGAGGCCGCGATCGCCCGCCGCTTCGGCCTCGACACCAACCACACCCTCCCGCCCGTGGACACCGTCCGCCTCGGCGAGACCCGCACCATCACCGGCCAGGTGTTCTCCGCCAGCATCCGCGACGAAGGCCCCGAGGAAGACCGCAAGCTCCTCCCCAACGGCGAGTACCTCGTCGGCCTGCACGTCCGCCCCAACGCCTGACCCGTCCACACCCGCACCGCGCAGCGTCCAGCACCAACCAGCAGGGATCACTACCAATGCACTCGTACCCGCAGCACGTGGCACCATCCACCACCGACTACTGCCTAGCGCCCGGATGCCGCATCAACCCCACCAGCGACACCGCGCTCGCCGCAGCGATCCTCGGTGCACCGCTGGCTCGTCACGCCGTCCCGGGCACGGACCTGTGCAACTGGCATCAGGCGCAGATACCGCGGATCCTCAACGACCTGGTCAGGTTGTGGCCGGACCTCGAGGCGGCGCTGTACCGGAAGACGGGCGGGAGTCAGAACGATCGCGTCCAGACGTCCGGCATCGTGGACATCTCGCAGTCGTGGAATCCGGCCGTCTCGGAGATCATGGCCGACGTCACCGAGTGGACGACGCGTCTCGCCCGCACGGTGCTGGACGACTTCACGCTGCCCGCGGCGTCCGTGGACACCGTCGTCCAGAAGAGCATCGTCTTCGCTGCGAATCCCGAGGACGGATCGTCCGTCGTCCAGAAGACGCAGACGCGGACGACTGTCCACACGCACCGGCTCGCGAGCGTGACCGGCACGCGGATGCAGCTGTCCGTCCTCGGCCGGCACTACGCACACTGGCTGGCCTCGTATCCGGGACTCGGCTCGTCCATCCTCGCGGATGCCTTCGAACACCGGTACGCCGTCACGAAGGCCCTCGATAGCACGTCCGTGCGCCGCGTCCGATTCCCCGCCGCGCAGTGCGGCCACGTCGCCGTCGACGAGCAGCTCGGCGCCCTCTCGTGCATGGGGTCGATGATCGCCGTCTTCCCCGACCCGGACGACCTCCGTCCCACCGTCGTCATGTGCTCCATCCACCCGAAGACCCACCCTCAGTTCACCCCCGACCAGTTCATGTCGTGGGGCCCGGATGCGTGACCGCCTCCGCAGCGCCCTGGCCGGCGAGTCCCTCGGCGTTTGGGTCCTGATCGACGTCGCGATGGAAGCGCTCAACGTCAGCCAACGCCGCGCCTATCAACTCGCCAAGTCCGAGGGCTGGCGGGTCGCCCGCGGCACCTACCCGAAGCAGTACTCGTTCGAGGACATCCGCACCACCTACCGCACCCGCAATTCAGGAGACAGCAATGCCACGTAACCGCCGCCCCACACCCGCCGACCAGGCACGCATCCGCCAGGCGGCCGCGCTCGAGCTCGTGGCGCAGGCGCTGCAGCCGACGTCGCCCGCGGCGCCCGTGCTCGAGCAGCCCGACACCACCACCTCGGTCCGCCACCTCACGATCGAGCACCTCGGCCGCTGGGTGTCCCTCGCCCCGCGCGAGGGCGGCGACGTCGCGCTGATCAAGACCACCGCCGGCCGCCTCGTCGGCATCCTCCCGGGCGGCGCCAAGAGCGGCAGCACCGCCCCCACCCGAAAGCTCATCATCCAGACCGGGTCCATCACCGGCCCTATCGAGTACTCGCTCGACCACCCCGCCACAGTCGCACCCCGCAGCTGGTCCTAAACCACCCCACGAAAGGCACACCATGACCACCAGAGCAACAGCCAAGACCGAGGCCGCGCGCGCATTCCTCCGCGCCACCCCGAAGCGAGTCACTCTCCCCAGCCCATGGGAGGCCGGCTTCGACGCCGGATGGGATGCCGCGATCGCCAGCACACAGCCGGCACCCGAGACCGCGCCTACCGCGCCTAGCTTCGACGAGATGACGGTCGACGAGCTGCTCGCCTACATCGTCGAGAAGGAAGTCCGCCGCATCCTCCTGATCGCGCCCACCGCCGCCATTGCCAAGGACCGCCTCGTCGCCCTCCACGCCAGACTCTTCCCAATGTTCCCCGCGGGACAGGTCATCATCCGCCACGCGATCGGCGCCGAGCAGATCCGCCTCCCCAACGGCGTCACCATCGTCATCTCCGGCCTCCGCAGCCTCCGACCCCGCATCCGCCGATCCCTCGACCTCGTCGTCATCGACCCGTTCATCGCCCTCACCCCCGAGCAGTACGGCGACATCGGCCCCGCCTTCTCCACCACCGACGGCCGCATCGTCCGGGTCGCACTCTGATGGGCGCCGACGACGCAGCCGAGATGCTGCTCGCCGCCCAGGCCGAGTGCCTCCGCCTCGAGCGCGCCCTCGCGGCCGCCACGGCGGACGCTCTCGAAGGACGCACCATCGCCGGGCTGGACTCGCGAGGCCTGATGGCGATAGCCACCGAACGCTCCCGCCAGATCAACTTCGAGGGCTACACGCCCCTACACGACGTCGGCCACGAACTCGACCTCACCCGAGCCGCCTACTGCTACCTCGATGCCGCGATCAACCAGATGATCTTCGGTGACTACCTCTCGTCGCCCCTCCTCCACGTCATCCCGCCCACCTGGCCGTGGGCACGCGAGGACTGGAAGCCCGACCCCGACCCCACCCGCAACCTCGTCAAGGCCGGCGCGCTCGCAGCAGCAGCCGTCGACGCACGCCTCGCGGCCGCGGCCGCACTGCTCGAGGAGCCCGTCTACCGCGAGGGAGGCATCGGCGATGAGTAACGTCCTCGACTTCATCAAGAACACGCTCGGGATGCAGCTGCTGCCCTTCCAGCAGACCGCCATCACCCAGGCCCTCGACGGTGCGGCCGCGTTCGAGGCGACGATCGCCCACGCCACCGCCCTCGGCTACCAGGAAGAAGACGCCAGCCGCACCATCAACGACCTCCGCACGAAGCTCGGCTGGTCCTGGGCAGACATCCGTGACCAGCTCACCCGGCTCAAGACCGACCCCGCACCCGCACCCGCCGGCAGCATGCGCGGCCACGACGCATCCCTCGTCATCTACGACGAAGCACCCGCCGTCACAGCCAGAGCCCACCCCCACGTCCAACTCGCCGACCACACCATCACCCTCCTCCTCGAGCAGGGCTGGACCTACACCCCGCACGAAGACGGCACCAACCGCTGGACCCACCCCGACAACAACGCCGCGCTCGCCGCAGACGACGAGAAGAGCTCGTGACCGAGATGCGCGTCCTCACCGTGAAGCAGCCGTGGGCATGGGCGATCGTCCATGGCGGCAAGGACGTCGAGAACCGTGTCCGGAACCTCGCCGGTGACTACCGCGGGCCCGTCGCCATTCACGTCGCCCTCCGTGACGACGACGAGCCTGCCGAATACGCCCACCCGATGCACGGCCTGATTCACGCACCGTGCCCCTACGCTGCCCGATACCCGTACACGCACAACGTGCACGCCTGCACCTGGTGCACGGCCACCTCGCAACGCCGCTGGTCCGATCAGGGCCACATCATCGGCATCGTCAACCTGTGGGCTGTGCACCAGGACCGCGACAACGGCGACTGCTGCCCTCACCGCCCAAGCGGCGGACCGGGCGGCTCGCCCTGGTCAGAGCGTGACGTCTGGCACCTCTGCCTCAGCTACTCTCGCCCCCTCGCCGAGCCGTTCCCGTACCGGGGCGGACTCGGCCTGCGCCGTCTCCCAGATGACGTCGCCGTGCAGCTGCTTGCCCTCACCACCACCGACCAGGAGCCCACCCCATGAACCAGCTGCGCAAGAAGACCGCCCGCACCATCCGCCGGGCCGTCTCCGCTGACCGTCCGCACTACATCGCCTCGCCCGCACACCTCCCCGTCTGGCTCGAGCGCCTGCTGCTCGTGATCGCGGACAGGCTCCACCCGCGCACAGCCCTCACCTGTCGTCACTGCGGCACCCGCATTGACTACCGCGGCAGCATCCACGACCAGGCCGACCGCGCCTACCAGCACTCCGAAACCCACTACCAGGAGCCCACCCCATGACCGACCAGCAAGAGAAGCTCGCGCTCGCCGCAGCCATCACCGAGCTCCGCCGACAGTCCACCGAGTCCCGCGGTGCTCTGATCTTCGACCTCGCCGACAACCCGGAAGCCCTGCACATCGACGGCATCCTCAACCTGCGCCTGCTCACCGAGGCGATCCTCACCGCAGTAGGGATCGACACCGGGGCGCGCACGGCCCTCGGCGTCGACGTGGTCCCTGAGCGCACCATCACCAGCGTCTCCTACGTTGGTCTCCACGAAACCCGCGTCGTGCCCGCCGGGGATCCATGGCCGACCTCACCGTTCAGGCTCTCGGAGTGGCCGCCACCCCTCGCCGACGGACCGCGCCGGATCTTCGTCAACGTCGTCAGCGACCGCTTCGGCCCGCCCGCAGACCCCGCGGTCGTCTACGTCGGCCCGGGCTCGAGGTGGGCCAACCCGGTGACCTTCTCAGACGTCGGCGGCCAGTACCCCAGCCTCAACGACCAGCAGCTCGCCGTCATGGTGCGACGCCAGTTCGAAGACATCCAGCGGGCCGGCACCGTCACTCTTCCGAACTGGCGCCACCTCGGCGGCCGCCGCGGCCCCATCACCTTCACCTACCCGCCACTCGAGGAGATCCGCGCCGAGCTCGCCGGCAAGCACCTCTCCTGCAACTGCCCTCCCGACGAGGCCTGCCACGCCGACATCCTCCTCACGCTCGCCAACCCCACCACCCAGGAGCCCACCCCGTGAAGTACTTCAGACGCATCATCCTCACCGTCCTGGTCACCATCGTCGGCGGGTCCGCATTCGCGCTGTCCTTCGACGCACAGGTGACCCTCGCCGTAGGGTCCGGCATCAACCCGGCCATCGCCGGCCTCTACCCGGCCGTCGTCGACGTCGCCATCCTCACCGGCGTCCTCATCCGCATCTGGAACCCCAACCTCAGCAGCGCGGTCAACCGCTACCTGTGGGCCGCAATCGGCTTCTGGTCCATCACCAACATCCTCGGCAACGCCTTCCACGTCACCGCCCTCGAACCCGGACGCATCACCGTGCCCATACCCCTCGCGATCGCCGTCAACACCGTCCCCGCCCTCACACTCTTCATCGTCATCCACATAGCCACCATCCCCACCTCACACCGCCCCGCCCAAACCACGACAGCGCTCGCCGAAGAAGCACCGCGCTCGCAGCAGCCACGAACCGCAGTCGAGCGCACAGCACCGAGGACCGACGTGCCAGAGCCGACGGGCGCCGAGCTGCTCGAGATGAACAAGACCCTGTCCATGGCGGAGATCGCAATCGAAGTGGGTCGCTCCAAGTCGTGGGTGGGCACTCGCGTGAAGGCAGCACGCGAAGCCGCGCTCGAGCAGGGAGAGGCGACAGCATGATGACCGCGATCGCTTGCACTTCCGAGGAGGTGTTCCCCTGGGGATGCAGCTGCAAGTCGAACGGTTGGGATCACGACTGGGACTACGCCACAGCGGCGTCGACCAACAACGCGGGCCTCCTGTGGTGTGGCAACTGCGACTGCTGTATCGGCTGGCGGCCGACTCCCCTGAGCCCCGGCATGTTCATCGCCATACCGCTCTGATCGACACCGACAGCGCGGCACACAACGCTGTCTGGCCGGGCACAGAGGGCGGCCTCCCGGGTCTTCTCGACCCGCGCGAGGCCGCTCCCGTCTGCTGTGAGAAACCGCCTCAAAAAGCGACACGCCGAATTCGGGCTTGACGAATGACAGAAATCATTGCAAAGTCTGTTCCTAGGTTGTCGTTCCGCACACCCGAATACTGCAGGCCTCGCTACGGCGGGGCCTTTCTCGTTCCCGGCCGCTCTCTTCGCCGCCCGCAACGATCACTCCTGCCAGCCTCACGACCACACGCGCTCACCTGATCTGGGTCGCGAGCAGGCTGGCATCCTCACCGGCAGCTGTCGCGTTCACATCACATGGGAGATGAAGGCCGCCCTAAGCACCCGATGCCTCGGGTGTGGCGTGTCCTGCGCGCTGCTGCCGGAGTTCACTTCACCGAGAGGCGCACCGTGACCCGCACGAACACCCGCCGCATGCACACCCTGCGAGACAAGTTCTTCGCCGAGGGCAAGGCGCAATCCGAGTCGCCGGATCCAGAGGTCAGGGCGCTGTCGTTCTGCTGGCTGGACAACTCGGCGATCGACTACACAGCGGAGCCTCACACCACCAGCGACTCCCACAACCTCGACCACTACTACACCGTGCACGACCGACCCGACCTCCAAGAGGACTGGGACAACTTCCGCCACTCACACATGACCTGCAACACCAGCCGCGGCAAGAACACCCCCAGCCCGGGCCTAGGCGAGCCGGTACCCGACTGGTGGTGACCGCAACGACAGGAGAACCGACCATGGCCGCATTGCTACCAATCACCGGCACCGTCAGCGTCAGCCTCGACGGCTGCGAGGCGGTGGCTCTCGGTATGTTCAGCGTCCCCGTGACCGCTGTGCATGACGAGGCGACCGGCCTACTTCACGTCGAGGCCGCCACTGACGACGCGATCAAGACGGCAATGGTCGAAGCCCTGCGGAGCGCGGCGGATCAGATCCTTGCCGCCCTACCGTCTGCCGAGATGGGATCGGCCGACGGCGGCCACGCGCCATCGGACACCGAGATCGTTCGCGACTGAAGCTCTCAGCGCCTCCCACAGGCGCTATTTCTGCCTCTTTGCGCGATTTCCCCAGAAAATCCAGACATGGCCTAGGGGACGGACCAGAGCCAGGGGGAGCTGTCCTCCCTCCCCGGGGTCGGAGTCCATTTTTTTACCCACTCCGAGAGGGGGGACGATGAGAAAAAAGATGGGGCCGCACCGCAAAGCGGTCATGCGGATGCTGCGCGCGACCGGCCTCGTGCACGTCCCCGAAGAGGCGCCGCTCATCGAGCTCGTCAAAGAGCTCGCGGACGAACTCGACACCGAGGGCGGCGCGCGAAACCGGCAGGCCTACCTCTCCGCGCTGAAGGATCTGCGCCGCGTGATCAACGCGAGCACCGGCGTACCGCGAGGTTCGGCCGAGGTTATCCCGCCGGCCGACGCCGACGAAGAGCCGACGCATGACACCGAGGTCCCTCGCCAGAACGACCTGGCGAATTTCAAGCAGAAACACAAGATCGCCTAAGCCTGGGAGGGGGTCGATTCGTTGACGACCCTCGCCCCACCGGCTCCCCAACGGAGCTCCACTGCGACGGCGAACCTGAAAGGCCGCACCGAACCGCGGCTGTGGACCCGCCCGCTGCGCAAACTCACCCCGGAAACCTCCCTCGGATACGAGGTCATCGAGTTCGCCAGGGTCATTCTCGGCGTCGAGCTCTACCCGTGGCAGTGCTGGCTGCTGATTCACGCACTCGAGCTACTCGTCGACGGGCAGTATCGGTTCCGCCGCGTCATCGTTCTCGTCGCCCGCCAGCAGGGAAAGACCACTCTCGCCTCCGTGCTCGCCGCCTGGTGGCTGTACATCGACTCGGCCCGCCACCCCGACCGGGTGCCGCCGCTGAAATTCAAGGTTGTCGGCGTCGCCCAGAACCTCGACATCGCCCGCGAACCCTGGGCGGTCGTGAAGCTCTGGTGCGATCCGAAGCCGGAGACCGTCGAAGAGTCCGTGCTCGCCATCCAAGCGCTGCAGGATGCGACGGCGAAGGTGTCTGACACCAACGGCAAGGAGGCTATCGTCGCGCGATCGCGCGCGCACTACGAGATCCGCGCCGGCAAGAACGCCCGCGGCAAGCCCGCCGCCCGCGTGCTGATGGATGAGATGCGCGAGCAGAAGGACTGGGCCGTCTGGAACGCGGTCTCGCAGACCACGAAATCCTTCTGGAACGGCATGCTTGTCGGCTTCTCCAACGCCGGCGACAGCGGCGCGGTCGTCCTGCGCCAGCAGCGCGACGCGGCGATCGCCGACCAGGCCGACTTCGACGCCTACGTCAACGCCGGACTCACCTCGGCCGAGGAGTTCGCCAACACCCACGACATGTCCCTCGGCCTGTTCGAGTGGTCGGCGCCCGACGGCTGCGCGAAGGACGACGTCGACGGGATCCTCCAGGCCAACCCGTCCATCGGCTACGGCTCGATGACAGTGCAGAGCGCCCTCGCGGACATCCGCGGAATGACCGACGCCGGCTACCGCACCGAGGTGCTCTGCCAGTGGGTCACCGCCCAGGTGGACTCCTTCATCGACGTGAAGGACTACCGCGTCCTGGTCGCGACGGTCGCCGAGGTCAGGGGCCGGATCCCGAAGGGCGCCCGCACAGTATGGGGCGTGGACGTCTCGGACGACCGGCAGACCACGTGGGTGTCGTCGGCGGTGTACACCGACGACGGCAAACCCTTCCTGTACAGCCGGATCAAGCGCGCCGGCATGGTATGGGTGCCCGCGTATCTCGCCGCCCTCGCTGAGGAATCGGGCCACCGCGAGGTGGCGCTGAACGCCAAGGGATGCCCGGCGATGGAGTTCGTCGAGCCGCTCGAGGAGCTCGGCCTCACCGTGCACAAGTTCGACGGGCCCATGTTCGCGATCGCCACCGGCCGCCACCAGGACGCGGTGCGCGACAAGACCATCGTCGTCACCCACCAGCCCGATATCGACCTCGCCGTGCAGGGCGGAGTCGTGGTCCGGTACGGCGACAACAAGGCGTGGTCCCGGCCGAAGTCGATGCCGGTGGACATCGCCGGCCTGGTCGGGATGTCGCTCGCACTGTATGCGCTGGAGATCCTCACGCCGCCTCCGCCCGAGCCTGCCGCTCCTCCGCCGCCGGCCGCCGAGATGGTCACCCGCGATGACTCATCGCCCTCCGATGTGAACCTCGCAACCGCGGGGTTCTAACCCAACTGAAAGCAGGTGCCACGTGGCTGACGAGCAGGGGTACCAGGTAAGCGGCACAGCACTAGCGTCTTGGGCGACCATGGCCTCAGAGGCGAACGAGACGAACCCGGATCTCATGTGGCCGCTGTCCATCGAGGTGTTCGACAAGATGCGCCGCGAAGACTCGCAGATCGGTTCCGTGCTACGCGCTGTGACGCTCCCGATCCGCGGCGCCGAGTGGATGATAGACCCCGCTGGCGCCCGGGACGAGGTCGTAGAGCTCGTCGCGACCGACCTCGGACTGTCCGTGAAAGGCCAGCCTCCGCTCCGGCCGCTGCGCACCAAGGGGCGATTCCAGTGGGGCGAGCACCTGCGCCTGGCGCTGCTCGAGCTGGTCTACGGACACTCGTTCTTCGAGCAGGTGTACGAGGCGGAGGGCAACAGGCTGCGCCTGAAGAAGCTGGCGTGGCGCCCGCCGCGCAGCATTGCGAAGATCAACGTCGCCCGCGACGGCGGCTTGATCTCCATCCAGCAGCACGGCGTCACCAAGCCGATCCCCGTTGATCGCCTCGTGGCCTACGTCAACGACCGCGAGGGCGGCAACTGGATCGGCCTGTCGCTGCTCCGCACGGCGTACAAGAACTGGCTCCTGAAGGACCGGATGCTCCGGGCGCAGGCCCTCACGGTGGAACGCAACGGCCTCGGCGTGCCGGTCTACGAGGCCGCTCCCTACCCGGAGAAGGCGGACGAGTCCGGCCGCGAAGCCTGGCAACAGTCGGAGAAGGAGGCGGGTCTCAAGCTCGCGAAGGGATTCCGGGCAGGCGAGGCGGCCGGCGCCTCCATCCCCAACGCCGCGAAGCTCACGCTCACCGGCGTCACCGGGAAGCTGCCCGACACCGACCAGCCCATCCGCTACCACGACGAGCAGATCGCCCGCGCCGTGCTCGCCCACTTCCTGAACCTCGGCACCGAGACCGGGTCCTGGGCGCTCGGATCCACGTTCGCCGACTTCTTCACCAGCTCCCTCAACGCCGTCGCCGAGCACATCCAGGACACCACCCAGGCGCACGTCGTCGAGGATCTCGTCGACTGGAACTGGGGTGAGGCCGAGCCGGCGCCGCGGCTGGTGTTCAAGCCCATCGGCTCGGGCGGATCCCTCACTGCCGAAGGGCTCAAGATCCTCATCGATGCGGGTGTCATCAAGCCCGACGAGTCGCTCGAGGTGTTCATGCGAACGGCCTTCAGCCTCCCGGCGAAGGACACCGCCGCCCCGGACGCGGCGGACAGCGGCGGGATGACCGATGCGGAGCTGGCTCGGTTCGCGGCCGAGGTCATCCAGAAGGTCTATCTCGGAGTCGGCCCCGTCATCACCGAGGCCGAAGCCCGCAACATCGTCGACCGCGCCGGCGGCAACCTCAGCACCACCGCCCCGGCTGCCAAGCCCTCGACCTCACAGGAGGAAGCATGACCCGCACTGACACGTGGCCGAACCGATTCTGGGGAAGCCAGGAGCTGCCGAAGACCAAGCGCGACTTCTTCAATGCCGTCGTCGCGCCGCCGCCCTCGGGAGAGAACCCCGAGATCGCGACCATCCGGCTGTACGGTCCGATCGATTCTTGGGGCGGGTACTGGGGCATCTCGGCCAAGGACGTCGGCGGCGTTCTCGACGCGCTCCCCGACTCGGTGACGCAGATCATCCTGCGCATCAACTCTCCCGGCGGTCACGTGTTCGAGGGCATCTCGATCATGAACCTTCTGCGTGCCCACCGCGCGAAGGTGACCGCGGTGGTCGACGGGCTCGCCGCCTCCGCCGCGTCGGTGATCGCTGCCGGCGCAGACGAGACCGTGATGTCGCCCGGCACGCAGATGATGATCCACTGCACCTCGACGATCGTCTGGGGCAACGCGGTCGACATGCACAAGGAGGCCGCGGTCCTCGAAGGCCTCGACCGGTCGCTCGCCGAGATCTACACGACGAAGGCCGGCGAGAAGGACTGGGCTTCACTGCTCGAGGCCGAGACCTGGCTGACCGCCAAAGACGCCGTCGACATGGGCCTCGCGAACCGCGTCGCCGACATCCCCGACGCGGGAGAGACCGAGACCGTCGGTGATGAAAACGACGAGCTCCTCTACCTCCCCGACGACGACGAACCCGAGGACACCGCGGCCGCACGAATCATCCGCTTCGTCGCCCGCGGTCGCTCCCTCCCCGTCGCGGCTCAGGCCGCCCCCAATCTCCCGAGCTCGTCCGAGCCGGGTGTCCCCAACCGAAAGGAGAACGCTGTGGCTTACAGCGATCTGCAGGCTGGCATCCGCGCGCGACTCGGCGTGACCGATGCTGCCGCCAACGATGAGACGCTGTTCGCAGCCCTCGACGAGGCGCTCGCGGAGCAGCCCGAAAGCACCACCGCCCCCATACCGGACGGCACCGTCCTGATCGACTCCGCTGTGCTGACCGACCTGCAGGCATCCGCCGCGCTGGGCCGCCAGGCAAGCGAGGCGCAGGACACCGCCCGCCGGGAAGCCATCGTCGACACCGCCGTGAACGAGGGCCGCATCGCCCCCGCCTCGCGCGACATGTGGCTGACCAACCTCGCTTCGAACGAAGACGGCACCGTGTCGCTCATCGCTTCGCTCGCGAAGAACACCGTCCCGGTGCGTGAGATCGGCAAGTCCGACGACATCACCACCGCCGGCGACAGCATCTACGACGCCGTCTACGGCGCCAAGAAGGAGGCCTGAGATGGCTAAGAACTACCTGCCCCTGTTCCGCCCCGGCCAGACCGTCACCTTCGGCGTCAGCGCCGCCGTCACCGCCGGTCAGGTCGTCGAGGTCGGCGCCGTCGACTTCGCTGTGGCACCGGCCGCAGCAGCATCCGCGAAGGTTGTCGGCGTTGCCGGTCACGACGCGGCCATCGGCGACAAGATCACCGTCGAAGTCGGCAAGCCCATCCACGAGCTCAAGGCCGTAGGCGCGATCGCGCGCGGCTCGAAGCTCGAAGCCGCAGCGGCAGGCAGCGTGCGCACGCTCGCCGCCGGCACTGCGATCTTCCTCGCCCTCTCCTCCGCCGCTGACGGTTCCACCGTCAAGGCCCTGCAGCTCTAAGAAAAGGACCACACGGATATGAACGTCTACCCGTACACGCCGTCGCAACTGTCGGCGGCTTCGTCCGCGGATCTGATCGCATTCCTCAAGCAGCCGACCCTGGTCGCGCGCCGCCTGGAAGAGATCCTCTCCGCTCAGCAGTTCATCGGGAACTTCCTTCTCGCCGGCCGCTACGTCATCCAGGGCGGCGCAATCGGCATCCCGGTGAACGAGGTGCTCCGCACCGACCGCGGCGCGGAGATCGTCGCCCCCGGCGGCGAGTACAAGCTCACCACCTTCTCGCAGGAAGAGTACGAGTTCTACGCCGCTCAGAAGGAGGGCCTCGCAACCGAGGTAACCGACGAGCAGATCGGCCGGCTCCAGCGCCAGCCGATCGACGACGCGCTCCTGCACCTCCAGACGGAGCTGGTGTTCTCGGCGAACGAAATGGCGCTCGGCGTCATCCGCTCGTCGATCACGAACACCCGCCCCGCCGGCGGACTGTGGACGACCGGCAAGCAGATCTTCAAGGACGCACTCGGCGTCCAGGCCGCGGTGCGCGCGCAGAAGCTCGGCTACGCAATCGACACCGCCGTGCTGCCCGGCACGCTGTACGCCGAGGTCATCCCGGAGCTGCTCGACATCCTGCCCGACAGCGATGACACCGCCCGCACCGGTGCCTTCCCGACGATCGCCGGCATCACCTGGATCTCGGATGACGGCGACGACCTCACCGACCCGCTGTTCCTCGACCGTCGCCGCCTCGGCGGCATCGCCCGGGAGAACATCCCCTCGCCCGAGTACAGTCCTGTCGGCAACGACACGGGCGTCGAGGTGATGACCGAGCGCGACGGTAAGCGTGAGAAGACTCACATCCAGGCGCGCAACGCTCACGTCCCGCTGGTCACCAACCCGCTGGCCGCGTTCTACCTCACCGGGACCCGCGCATGAGCGGCGTTCTCCACGTCGCAACTGCGGCGGTCGTGAAGGTGTCGCTCGGCGGGAACGGAGGCAACCGCGTCGCACGTTTCGTGCAGCGCGGAGATCTCGTGCCCGTCGGCGTCGACGGCGAGCAGCTCGAGCGCCTGACCGCGCGCGGCCTCATCGCTGCGGTGGTCGTCGAGGAAGAGCTCGTGGTCGACCTCGACGCAGAACGGGTCGCGGCGGAAGCGGTGACCCAGGCTGCGTTCGACGAGGCAGTCAAGACCGCCGCGAAGGAACTCGTGCTCGCACGCGAACCCGAGCTCGAAGCGGGGATCCAGCAGGAACTCGCCCGCCTCGACGCGGAACGCGAACGAGAGTTCGAGGCGCGCGTGACGGCTGCGGCCGAGACGATCGCCGCGAACCAGGCACCGCCGAAGACCGGCACGGCCAAGCCGGCCACGAAGCCGTAACCAGAAGGGGGCGATGGAGTGATCATCAAGCCAGAAGACATCAGCGAGGACGACGATCTCGCGCGGCGCATCCTGGTGCGTGCGCGCTCCATCGCCCCCTGCCTCGCCTCAATCCCTGACGACGACGACCGCCGCCTCGACGCGATCGCGATCCTGAAGGGCGTCGTCGCCGAGGTGCCGGCGCCCGGGGCGCGGCGGGTCCGCTCGCGAGGGCGGAACGGAACGTCGATCAGCTACAGCGATCTCGGCGCAGCGTTCAGCGACGACGACATGGCGAGCCTCCGCTCGCTCTGTGAAGTCGTGCCCACCGGCCTCCCCGTCGGGAGCTTCCCGGAGGCGCGCCCGATCGAGCGCGCATGGGCGGAGGGGCCGTACTCGTGAGCTGGGACGATCCGTTCTTCTACCCGCACAAGGTGAGCATCCGCAACGCTCGCCCGTCCGGTGGCATGGGCACCGGCTACGCGGCCGCGCGCACCGTCAGGTCGGAGGTGAAGGACGAGCAGCGTCTCGTCCGCACCGCCGACGGCCGCGAGGTCGTCTCCTCCTCGTCGGTCACCGTGCCAGTCAGCGAGCACGTCCCGGTCGGCTCCCTCGTCACCGTGTGGCCCGGCACCGCCCGGGAGCGCGAGGCCGAAGTCCTCGCCGTAGCCGCCAACGAGAACGACATCGACGACCTCGACTCGTTCCTCGTCCTATCCCTAAAGTAGGAGGTCGCCATGCGCATGCATGTGCCCATTGCAACCGAGCTCGAGAAGGCAGTCCAAGACGGGCTGCGCACGGCCGGGCGCCAGATGCTGAAGCGCGCCCGTGAGCTGAGCCCCACGGACAGCGGTGCCTCGGACAAGTCGGGGTTCTCCCTGGTGGACGACCTCACCATGCAGGTGGGGTTCACGTCGCACATCTCCCGTCTGCAGCACGAGGACCTCGAGGCCCAGCACAAGCCGGGCGAGCAGGCCAAGTTCCTCGAGGCGGCGGCCGACGAGATCGACGTCGGCGCGATCATCGCCGCGAAGGTGCGGTCTGCTCTTGGATGACGTGACGCTCACGAAGCTCATCTGCTCCACCCTCGGCGAGATCCCCGGGTGGGACTGGCACGACTCCGATCTAGACGCACCCGAGGACGAGCCACACGTCTACGCGCCTGACGCGGTCGTGATCTACTACGGCGCGATCGGCACCGAGCCGGACAAGGCGGTCGGCGTCCGTGTCTACGGAACCACCGACGAGCCGGACCTCAGCTGGCGGCGCGCGCAGCTGCGACTGCGCGGCGTAGCCGGCCGCCCCGACGGAGCCGACAAGCTGTCCGCCCCGTCGTTCGCGATCCTCCATGGACTTTCCCGTTTGGGAGGGATCAGCAGCATCAGCAGACAGTCGATGGCACCAGCCGGTACCGACGACAACCGGCGCGAAGAGCGCACGGAGAACTACCTCATCATCCTCGACAACCAGGAGAGCCTCACATGAACACCAAAGTCCCCCTTCCCGCCGGCACGACCCTCGGCAAGAGCTTCGAGTACGGCCTCGACGTAAACCTCGGCACCTTCGCCGATCCGATCTGGCAGCCGTTCCGCCGGATCAGTGGATTCCAGGTGACGCCCACACCGACGACGATGGACGCGCAGACCTACGACGACCAGGGATCGCCGAACCAGGACATCACCGGCTGGGGCTGGGGCATGACGTTCCTCGCGCAGGTCAACCGCTCCCTCGCCACCGGCGCCTACCTGCCCGAGGTGGAGTACCTCCTCGCTCGCACGCGCCCGTCGGCGAAGGCCGAGGCCGCTGTCGCCGACGTCCGCTGGTACCACAAGCCCGAGCTCGGAACGCCGAACCCGGACGACGCCGGCCGCGGATTCTGCACCGTCGCTGCGCAGCGCCAGAACACAGGCCCAGGTGGCGAGATCGAAAACCTCACCTTCACCCTCACGGGCAAGGGTGCTTACGAAGAGATCGTCAACCCCTTCACGGGATGGGGCTCGACCGCCCCGACGATCTCCGGCATCCCCGAGCTGCTCGCGGGCGATGGCGATCTCTTCACCATCAACGGCACCGGGCTGATCGGCACCACCGCCGTGACCATCGACGACGTCGCCACGGAGTTCACCACCGTCGGAGCCGGATCCATCATCGCCCAGATGCTGACGGGCGATGCCGGCAGCGTCGCCATCGAGGTCACCACCCCGGGCGGCAGCGCCACGTTCAGCTACACGAGAGGGGCGTAAGCCATGGGCGCTGTCGACTTCTCAGAGTGGGCGGCGCCCGCCCTCGAGCTCACGTTCGGCGGCCGCACCTACGAGGTGCAGCCGCCGACCGTGGAGGGCTCGAAGCAACTGATCGCAGCAGCCGTGCGCGCCGAGGTGAACCTCGGGCTGGTGAAGGGCGAGATCCCTCCCGCAGTGCTGGAAGTGCTCAGCACCATCGGACCCGGCGAGCATCCGGCGCTGGGCGAGGCGTACGCGCTGCTCGCCGCCGACGGCGTCCCGCAGCAGTCCATCGACCGGATGGCCTACTACGCGACGTTCTACTGGGCGCGCGGCAAGGAATACGCCGACAGCCTCGCCACGATCCTCTTCACCGCCCGCGAAGACGGGACTGCGCAGGGTGGCGAGCCTGTCCCAAAAGACTGAACACCGCCGAGGACTGGGCACCCTACGGCATCGGTGAGCCAGACGACGAGGGCTGGTATCCGGACTACCGCCCGGTGCCTGAAGCACTCAAGCCCGAAGCAGCGTCCGCTGTGGCGAAGCCGACCGAGATCGTCATCGACGGCTCGTGGCTCGCGCTCGTCACGCACTGGCGGCTGGTCGTCGCAGAGCTAGCCGAACGCGGCATCGACCTCTACGACCCGCTGATCCTCGCGCGCCCGTGGCCGGGCATCCGTGCCGTCATATTCTCGCTGCTCGATTCCAACACGCGCCTGCGTGCCGTACTGACCCGGAGGTAACCATGGCGACACTCAGGGCAGCCGAGCTCGAAGTCCTCTTCACCGCGAACACCAATGAAGTGACGCAGGCCGAGAGAACTGTGCAGGCCACTGGTCAGCGGATCGAGAGCACTCCCATCACGGCGACCGTCACCGCCGACACGAGCAGCGTCGTATCCAGCGCGGACCGGATCGAGGCCGCCTTCGCCAGGGCGTTCGAAAACACCTCCGAGGCATCCGCTCGGCAGAAGCGGGAGCTCGTCGAGAACTACCTCGCCTCGGACCGCGCCGCCGGGAAGACCGCGGACCAGATCGAGTCAGTGCTCACGCGCTCCTACGGAATCGCCACAACCGCCGCCCGCGAGCTCGCACGTGTAGCCAGCGGCGAGATCACCGTCGACGTCGAGGCGGAGCCCGCGCTCGCCAGCATGGACCGCGTCGAGGCCGCGGTAAAGCGACTGGTCTCTGAGGCCACCGCCATCAAACTCGACGCCGACATCACCGCCGCCGACAAGAACCTCCTCAAGGCACAGCAGCGACTCGAAGACCTCCAGGTGCGCGCACTCGGCGGACTCGACGTAACCGCCGACGTGCGCCGCGCCGAGGCCGCTCTGTCGCGCATTGAGCGCAACCTCACCGGGCTGCAGACGGCGCGCACTCAGATCGAGATCGACCCTGCCCAGGCGCTCGCCAGCATGGACCGCGTCGAGAACGCGGTCCGCCGTGTCGTCTCGCAGGAGACCGCGCTGAAGCTCGACGCCGACGTGACTGGCGCGGAGACAGAACTCGACAAGGCGAAGAAGCGCCTCGAAGAACTCGAGCTGCTCGCCCTCGGCGGCATGGACGTATCGGCAGACGTCACCCGTGCCGAGACGAACCTGCAGCGGGTCGAACGCCGCCTCGACGCGCTCCGCTCGGCGCGCACCCTGATCGACATCGACGCCAGCACGATCGCCGTGGAGCAGTCCCTCGACGGCGTCGCGGACGACGCGGGCGAGACGGGCGCGGAAGCCGGGTCCAACCTCGGCGAGAACATCATCGCCGCGCTCGTGACGATACCGATCGCCGGCGCGGTGATCGGCTTGGGTGCCGCCGCCGCGAAGGCACTCGTCGGCGCGTTCAATGACGGCCTACAGCAGGAAGTTTCCTATGACCGCCTGCAGGCGCTCACCGGCATCTCCGAGCAGGACGCACTCCGATTCGGTAGGGCATCTGGCGAGGCGTACGCGAACGTCTTCGGTGAGTCCATCGAAGCGAACATGGACACCGCTCGACTGGCGCTGCAGTACAACCTCATTGACGAAGAGGCCACCACGCGATCCGCGCAGAAGGTCATCGAAGGTCTCTCCGGAATTGCGGACGTCCTCGGCGAGGACGTGCGCCCCATAGCCGCGGCGGTCACCACCCTCCTTAGCTCCGGCGTGGCGACGTCGGCGGAGAATGCATTCGACCTCCTCGCCACCGGCGCGCGCGAGGGCGTGAACCGCGGAGAGGACTTGCTCGACACCTTCACCGAGTACCCCGCTGTCTTCGCACGACTCGGGCTGTCCGGGGAAGAAGCGCTCGGGTTGATCAGCCAGGGCCTCGACGCGGGCGCACGGAACAGCGACATCGCGGCCGATGCCCTGAAGGAGTTCCAGATCCGGTCAACGGATGCGTCCAAGGCGTCGACCGAGGGCTACGAGCTGATAGGCCTGAGCGCCGAGGAGATGACGGCGAAGATCTCCCGCGGAGGAGCAGAGGCCCGAGACGGCCTCGAGCTCGTCCTCGACAAGCTGCGCGAGACCGAAGACCCCGTCGTGAGGAACGCCGCCGCCGTCGCGCTGTTCGGGACGAAGGCTGAAGACCTCGGCTCCGCTCTGTTCGCCATGGACCTGTCGACCGCTGTCGACCAGCTTGACGGCGTGACCGGGTCCGCGCAGAAGATGTTCGACACCCTCGCTGACAACGACGCGACGAAGATGGAGCAGGCGCAGCGCAATATCGAGGTCGCCGCCGACGGCATCAAGGGTGCCCTTGCGGCCGCCTTCTCGGAGCCGCTCGGCGAGCTGGCAGATTTCGTGTCGGAGAACCGCGGGCCCGTGATGCAGTTCATGCTCGACCTCGCGAACGGCGCGCTCGACTTCGGCGTCTTCATGGTCAACTCCGTGGCCGACGGCACCGAGGCGCTCGGCGAGTTCCTCGCCGGCCCCGGCGCGGACATGATCGACCTGCTCATCGGGATCCAGAAGTCCATCAATCCCTTCGCCGACACCTCCTCGCTCGAGGGGCTGCGCGACGGGATGAGGGAGTTCGACGAGGTCACGGCCAGCGCTGCCGAGACGATGCGCACGAAGCTGATCGACGAGGGCCTCGAGCCCGCGCGCGTGAAGCTGAACGAGTTCGGCGAAGGCGCTGTCGCGATGGGGTTCCTCAACGACGCGTCGCTACGGCTGGCCGGCGCGATCGGCGAAGTGGGCACCAACGCCGAGGGTGCCACGATCGGACTCGACGGCATCGACCTCGCGAACCTCCGCGCATCCGACTCAGGCAAGCTGCTCGAGGACCAGGTGCGCAACTCGATCGCCGCGATGGGCGACGAGGTCGAGGCGGCAGCCGCCACGGGCGAGCAGCAGGAAGCGCTCACCGAGCGCTACCGCATCGCGACGGACGCGCTTGCCGACCATCTCGAGCAGATGGGGCTGACCGAAGAGCAGGCGCGGGCGCTGATCGACACGATGCTGACGACCCCCTCCGCCGTTACCACCGAGTTCGGATCGAACGCGGTGGCCGAGCAAGGCAAGGTGCAGGCTCTAGCCGATCGAATCATCACGCTCCCCGACGGGAGTGTGGTGGTCGTCGCCGACACCGCCAGCGCCTACGACAAGATCATGACCCTGCAGGCTGCGCTGCGCACCCTGACCGGCAACAAGTCGCTGCACATCGCGACGGGCCCCGGCGGACAGGGCGGCATGACGCTCGCCTCCGGTGCCGTCG